ATACCGGCAAGCTGCCGATACCTAGTCGCGTATCCCTGGGCGATGCGATGCTCGCATGGTCGTCGGCTTGGTTGGTTAGTGCTCACTGCGCATGGTGCAGCGCAGCGTTAGCTCGATGGGGGGGGGGCTTTGAGTCGGCTGGGGCGTGAGTTTTAGCCATACCCATCCCCTCGCAAAACGGCTATTCAAAAGTTATCCACAAAAATGCTATGCTAAGTCATGGGAAGACTGACAAACGAAGGGTGGGCGAGAATGGACAGGATGATTGCTGAGCATGGCGAGGAAGGGGCATTGGCGCTGATAATGACGCGGGTAGCGGAGGGTGAAGACCCTAGGAACATTGCGCGGAGTAATGCGATGCCGTGGATGGTGATGCGTCGGTGGTTGGAGGGGAAGGCTGAGAGGATGGCGGAGTGGGAGTTGGCGAAGAGGTGTTTCGCGGATGGGTTGGTGTATGAGGGATTGCAGGTGGTGAGGGATGCGAGTGTGGAGAGTGTGCCGCTGGCTCGGTTGCAGAATGAGAGTTACGTGAAGGCTGCGGCGAAGATGTCGAGGGTTGAGTGGGGGGATCGGGAGGAGAGGGGAATGAGTGCTGGTGGAGGTGGCATTACGATAATCATCGGATCGGTAAAGCCGCCTGCAATGGAGGATCACAGCGGGGTGACGATTGAGCAAAAGGTTAGTGAAAATAGCCAGTTGCAGAGTGTATAATGAACGAAGCCGGAACCGCGCTAACGGTATCCGGCCTCTACCAATCGACCTATCTCGGAGGTGTCATGGATACAGTGATTGTATCAAAGCCGTGCAGGACTTGCGGAGGAACTAATCGCGGCCCTGGCGGGAAATGCAGAGACTGTGAGCGACTTCGGGAAGAAGTGAAGCGCAGGCTTGCAGGGATAAAACCAAAAGAGAAATATGTCGGCCCATGTAAAAAGTGTGGGTCGAATGATTCTCGTCCTGATGGTACGTGTCGCCACTGTGTATCTGAATACAGGAAGGGATACTACAAAGCCAACAAAGAAAAGCTATTGCTTGCGTCTAAGGCATGGGTGGAGAAGAACCGAGAACGGTCGCGTGAAATAAGAGCCAAGTGGCTTTTGAATAATCCAGAAAAACAGAAGCAGGCTTCAAAAAATTGGTATTTGAATAACAAGGACAAGTCTTCAGAGATAAGGAAGAAGTGGAGGGTTGAGAACAACAGCCGCTCACGCACATTTTGTATTAACCGCAGGCGCAAGATGGCTGGAGGAAAGTTGTCAAAGGACATTGTTGAAATCCTGATGGCAAAACAGAAAGGAAAGTGCGCCTGCTGCTTCAAACCTTTGAAGGATGATTTCCATTTGGATCACAGAATGCCGATTGCGCTTGGTGGTGAGAATATTGACGCCAACATGCAATTGCTTCACTCTGTATGCAATCTGAAGAAGAATGCAAAGCACCCGATTGATTACATGCAGGAGTTAGGATTGCTGCTATGAGTACAACGCTAACATTCGATTTGCTTAAATGGCAACGAGAGATTTTCAATGACCAAACGAGATTCCAAGTCGTTTGTGCAGGTCGCAGAGTTGGCAAAACTCGTGGTAGCGCAGTTCGATTGATAGTAAAGGCTTTGGAGTGTAAGCATGAGGATGCTACTATTCTGTACGTTGCTCCGACATATGGAATGGCAAAGACTTTAATGTGGGATTTGCTAGTTAGGCTAGCATTCCCGGTTACAAAGAAGTCCAACGTAAATGATGGAGAGTTGACATTAGTCAATGGAATAAAAATACGCATTAGGGGGTGCGACAATCCTGATGCTTTACGAGGAATGAAAGTTCATTATGTAGTTATAGACGAGGTCAAAGACATCAAACCAATGGTGTGGGAGGACATTATCCGGCCAAGTCTGTCCGACTTGAAGGGTGGTGCGCTGTTTATTGGGACGCCGGATAGTGGGGACTCACTATTCCGCGAGTATTACGACCGTGGGGTTGAAGGCGACGATCCTGAGTGGAAGTCGTGGCACTTGACTACCTACGACAATGAGTTGATTGACCCGCAGGAGATTGAGAACGCCAAGCGGAGCATGAGCACGATGGCGTTCAATCGGGAGTACATGGCATCGTTTGAGTCGATGAGCGAGGACATATTCAAGGAGTCGTGGCTGAAGTACGGAGATACACCACCAAAGCAGTGCGACACATACATTGCTGTCGACCCGGCAGGATTCGAGGAAGTGAAGGACGCGACGAAGAAGAAGCACCTGGACAATACGTCGATTGCGGTGGTGAAGGTTGATGATCTAGGGAAGTGGTGGGTGCAGAAGATTGAGTATGGAAGGTGGGATGTGCGAGAGACTGCGACACGGATATTGATGGCAATACGAAGCCACAAACCGTTGATGGTCGGGATTGAGAAGGGGTCATTGCAGAGGGCGTTGCAGCCTTATCTGATGGATTTGATGCGGAAGAACAACGTCTATGCCCACATTGAGGCGATCCCCATTGGTGGTGGAAGCAAGACGAACCGGATAACCTACAACTTGCAGGGGTTGTTCGAGCATGGGAGAATAACGCTGAACTCGCGGGAGGACTGGACGCAGTTCAAGAAGGAGTATGTGTCGTTTCCAAGTCCCAAGGCCCACGACGATTTGATTGACAGCCTTAGCTTGGTGGCGAATCTAGTGAATACCAGCTACGCCAAGCCGGATGACTCGGAGGAATATGAGGTACTTGACGTAACGTGTGGGTTCTAGTATAAGACGGTTACAACATTAGGGATGTGAGTTAGCCGCTTGCTAAACCTGATGGGCTAGGGCGTAGCTTAACTAAAGCTCCGTGCAAAACGGGAGATGCCAGTGAGAGTCTGGTCGTCCGATTACGAAGTAATCAGTTCAGGGGTAGCGCATGGGTATGTTTGAGGATGTTCTGGCTTGGATGGATAACAAGCGACGGGTCGCGGGACGCAATGTCTCCGACCTGTGGAACGATCCGTACAATGCGTTGCAGAAGACTGCATACAATACGGCGCAGACGGTTCGTGAGTTGCCGGATGATCCGGCGAATTTCCTTGGCGGTGGAGTTGGACACATCGCCTACCACGGCTCCCCGCACAAGTTCGACAAGTTCTCGCTAGACAAGATTGGAACAGGTGAAGGCGCACAGGCTTATGGGCATGGTCTGTATTTGGCTGAGAGTCCAGGGGTTGCCACAGAGTACCAAAAGAACCTTAGTCAGTTTTCGCGCATTGACGGTAAGCCGCTTGTAGGGAATAAAACCATATCCTCGGGCGCGCGGACTTACCTACTTGCGGAAAACGCCGACTTGCCGAAAGCTATACAAAACGCCAAGGACGCAATAGCAAGAAAACCAGACAATGAATTATTGCCGCCAATTTTGAAAGAATTGGAATCGCTAAATCCAGATTCGATTACAAAATCAAGTGCAGGCAACCTCTACAAAACCGACATCCCCGACGAAGCAGTAGCCCGCTTTCTGGATTGGGATAAGCCGCTGAGTCAGCAGTCGGAACAGGCGCGACGTGCGCTGTTCAACGCCGACATAAAGGGTGGTTACGTTACCGGCGCGATGGGCGAGAGGCAGTACATTAATCCAATCCACGCAACCAAGACAGGCAAGCAGATTCTTGATGATCTGAACAGGTTGTATCCGGGGCGGGGCGAGGAAATGCTCAAAGCACAAGGCATCCCCGGTATCCGCTACCTAGACGGCGGCTCACGCTCTGCCGGTCAAGGCTCAAGCAACTTCGTCGCCTTCGATCCCGAAATGATCCGCATCCTTGAACGCAACGGCATTCCAACAGGTAAGGTTCCGTGGAAGCAGGGAGAGTATGATTTAGGTCTACGCGACACCACTTGGGAACCCCCGTTGTTCCCCGATACAACGAGGTAGATATGGAAGCCGACAAGATTGACTATCAAAACACCGGGCAAGTCATTGATCCAGAACCACTGGAGAAAGAGCCGGTATTCCATGACCCCTCCGACAGTGAAAAGGAACTAACCGCTTTCATTGTAGCACATACAGATAAATGGCGGGACTACCGCGACGGAAACTTCTCAGAGGATTGGGAGCGTTACGAGCGCACATTCCGTGGGGTTTGGGACAACAGCGACAAGATGCGCCAGTCCGAGCGTTCCAGAGTCATTTCCCCGGCAACACAACAGGCTGTAGAGACGCGCCACGCCGAGGTGATGGAGGCAATCTTCGGCCAGGGCGAGTTCTTCGACATCAAGGATGATCTGGAGGACAAAACCGGCAGCGTCGACGTCGAGCAGATGAAGGCGAAACTGTACGAGGACTTCGCGCAGGACAAAATACGCAAGAGTATCGACCAGATCGTGCTGCTGGGGCAGATTTACGGTACGGGTATCGGTGAAATCACTGTATCTACCGAAAAGCAGTACAAGCCCATGCAGGTTCCTGTCGACAATCAGCAGATGGCCTACGGGGTGGGGGAAAAAGACAGGGTATGCGTCAAACTCATCCCGGTAAGCCCCAAGAACTTCCTGTTTGACCCGAATGGCACTGAAATCAACGACTGCATGGGTGTTGCCATCGAGCGATACCTGTCAATCCACAAGATTGCGAAAGGGATTGCTGACGGCAAGTACCTAAATGTCGATATTGGGACGCTGTACGAGGATGATTCACTCGAAAGCACCACGGAAAAGCGGAATTTCGAGGATGACAAGGTAAAAATCCTCACCTACTACGGCCTAGTCCCGCGTGAATACCTGACGGTAGAAGGCGAAGAAGTCGTTGATTTGGGCGTTTCCAACGCCATCGAGGACTATTCCGACATGGTTGAGGCTATTGTCGTGATTGCAAACGGTTCATTGCTCCTGAAAGCCGAAGAATCGCCCTACATGATGCAGGACAGACCTGTTATCAGCTATCAGGACGATACTGTACCGAACCGCCTGCTTGGTCGGGGGACGGTGGAGAAGGCAAGCAACATGCAGAGCGCGATTGACGGAAGTATGCGCTCGCACATGGACGCACTGGCCCTGACAGTCGCTCCGATGGTGGCGATTGACGCTACCAGACTTCCTAGAGGCGCTAAGTTCGAAGTGAAGCCAGGAAAAGCGTTCCTGACCAACGGTGCACCGAACGAAATCATCTTCCCGTTCCATTTCGGGACGAATGACGGTGCAGCAATGACGACCAGCAAGGAATTCGAGCGCATGTTGCTGATGGCGACGGGTACGATT